TATCGTACTATATTGTGAAGAAAACAAGATAGAGATAGAGACCGTCACAAGACTTATTTCAAAGGCATTGAAAGAAAAAATACACGCAGAGTGTTTAAATGCCAACTTACTTAAAGAAAAGCCGACAGGAACATTACCACAATGAATATTGAAATTATTGATAAAATGGGAAGTGACCTATCAGTTGTGAACGCAGCTAGAGTGTCCTTCAATAAAAGAAAAGATAAGTTTGAAGACAATGATGAGAAATTAATTAAGTATCTTGCAGAACATAATCATTGGTCACCATTCGGACATACAACTTTACAATTTCTAATTAAGGCACCAATATTTGTTGCTAGACAATTAGTTAAACACCAAGTAGGTTTGGTGTGGAACGAGGTAAGTCGTAGATATGTTGATGATGAACCACAATTTTATATGCCTTTCATGTGGCGTGAAAGAGCAGAGAATAAGAAACAAGGCAGTGCAGAAACCGAGGTAGAGTTTGATATTACAGACATTACCAAGGCATGTAAGATAGTATATAATGATATGTTAGAAAAGAATATTGCACCTGAAATGGCAAGAATGGTACTGCCACAAAATATGATGACAGAGTGGTACTGGACTGGTTCTGTAATGGCCTTTGCTCGTGTATGTAATCTAAGAAACAAAGATGATACACAGGCAGAAACAAGAATGATAACAGAACCAATGGCAAAACACTTAAAGGACCATTTTCCGATTAGTGCAAAATATTTGTTAGATTAATATGTATGGTGGTTTCGATGTTTACAAAATTTATTTGGCAGTTAAAAATCACTTTACTGCTAAATCTTATGATTATGAAAGATATGGTGGTAAAGTTAATGTCAAGCTTGCGAGCTTTACTAAACGGAACGATAGGCACTTTTTTCATAAACTATCTCAAAGATTTGATGAACGAGAGGTGGTTGATTATTTTGTTTGCAATTTCCTTGTTAATTCTAATAAGTGGATTGGTGATTTAGTAAGGAATGATGGTACAGAAGAGTATAAGAATTGGAAGAAATATAAAGACGCTTATAGATACAATTTTCGCAATGATGCTGTACTCTGCTGTGATGATTTTGTTTCTAACAATCTTTCTTTTGATAATGCTTTACAGCCTAATAGTGGGCAGCATCCTAGATTGTTACGCTTATATCTCAGAAAGAAAATTACTATACAAAGTTTGTACATTATGGACCAAGTTATCGGATTTAGTAAGAAATGGGATAAAGAAATTACTGAGAAGATAGTATGGCCAGAAGTGAAAAAGAAATTGATAAAAATAAAACCTTTTGTACAATACAATATGGTAGAGATGCGAGAGGTTATGAAAGAGGTATTTGTTGATGGTTGAAGAAGTGAGAAAGAAACTTGACGATAAGATTAAAGAGTTAAACTCAACAAGAGTTTTTAAGAAGATTACACCAAAAGGTGACCTATCATGGTATATTAAATGGGTATCTAGTATATTCATTATTGTTGGAATGGCGTTGACAAGTGCAAACATATTTCCTTTGAACATATATATTCATGGTATTGGTGTTACAGGTTGGTTAATTGTAGGAATGTTATGGCATGACCGTGCATTGATATTTCTAAATGGTGTTGCTATTTTCGTATATGCAACAGGACTATTAAACCATTATTATGGGAGTTAAAGTGAATAAAATTAAACAGTTTTGGTCATCAAGTTATCAATCAGATAAAGTGGCCTTCTATTTCGAATTAGCAAGTTTTGTGTTTACAGTTGGTGCAAGTTTGACACTTGCCTTTACAGCTGATAATCCAGATATGCGAATAGTATATCCTGGTTTCTTTATCGGCAGTGTAACAGCCTTCTATGCACACTACAGACGCCAACTAGCATGGCCTACTATACTTGTAGGTTACTTTGCAATAGTCAATGTATTTGGATTGGGGGTTGCACATGGCTGGTGGTAGAGTATTCTGTATAGGTAACGGCGAAAGTCGTAGGGATTATAGTTTACAAAATCTTAGACAGTATGGTAAGATATATGGTTGTAATGCCTTGTATAGAGATTTTACACCAGATGTTTTAACTGCTGTTGACCAAGGTATAATGCATGAAGTATATCATGCTGGTGTGGCAGATAAAATACCATGTTATTTTAGAGATTGGACAAGAGTACCATTTCAGATGTATGATATGATGGTTATGTCAGGTTTGGCAGATGATGACAAACACATGTTGAAAGATATACTTGTTACTAATGAAAAAGGTAACAGTAAAGAGTTTGTAATGCATGGCGCTAAACTAGAAGGCCTTGTTAAGATGATTAAGAAAAACGGAGAAACCTATGATAAGAATGTGAACAATGCCACATTAAAGGTTTCCTGGATTAGTGAAAATGACCAATCACACTCACTTATGGATGTGATGGTTGATGAAGATGGTGATAAGACAACACCAAAAGACCATGGTTGGTCATGTGGTCCTACATCTGGTTATGTTGCAATTAAGAGAGAACAACCAAAAGAAGTATTCTTAATTGGCCACGATTTGTTGAGTGCTACAAAGTTTATTAATAATATGTACAAGTCAACAAAACACTATACAGCATCACAGAACGGACCAACACCGGCTGTGAATTGGATTAGACAATGGTATACACTATTCAGGTGGAATCCAGATGTCAAATTTTACAAAGTTAACCAATTTAATGATGGTAGAGATGCCGTCAATTCTCCGATTGAAGAATGGGAGAATAATAAGAAATTGCCGAATGTGGAATACATAAGCTATTCCACGCTTGACAATATGCTAGTTTTATAATATAATGTACAACATGAACAGTAAAACTTGTATAAATACCAATGAAGCCGATTATACAGGCTACACTAAGACAACGAACATAAAACATATATACAAAGGAGAATAATATGGATTTTGAAAGTTTAAAATCAAGTCAAAGTAATTTTGACGCAATCACCAAAGCTCTGGAAACTAAACTTACTCCAGAAGACCAATCAAACAAAAACAAATATCAGGACGACAGGTTGTGGAAACCTGAGATGGATAAAACAGGTAACGGCTATGCTGTTATTCGTTTCTTACCTGCTTCTAATGGCGAAGAGATGCCATGGCAGCGAGTATGGTCTCATGCATTCCAAGACAAAGGCGGCTGGTTTATTGAAAACAGTTTGACAACACTTAACCAAAAGGATCCTGTGTCTGAAGAAAACAGCAGACTATGGAATACTGGTTTAGATAGTGACAAAGATATTGCTAGAAAGCGTAAGAGAAAATTATCTTACTTTGCAAACATCTATGTTGTATCGGATCCTAAGCATCCTGAAAACGAAGGACAGGTAAAACTGTACAAGTTTGGTAAGAAAATCTTTGATAAGATTACCGAAGCAATGCAACCAGCATTTGAAGATGAAACACCTATTAATCCATTCGATTTCTGGAAAGGTGCAAACTTCAAACTGAAAATTAGGAAAGTTGATGGTTATTGGAACTATGATAAATCCGAGTTTGAGGGCGTAAGCAAAATCAAAGATAGTGACGATGATATCAAAGCTATTTGGGAAAAGCAATATGCTCTTAAAGAATTTGTTGACCCTAGTAATTTTAAGACCTATGATGAACTCAAAGAGAAACTGAATAGGGTAATTACGGGTACACAAAGCACAGTAACAGCAGACCAGATGGACCTCCCACCTATGGCTGCACCTACTGTGAAAAGTGACGATGTACCAACTATGTCCTCAGCAAGTGCGAGTAGTGACTTAAATAATGATGAAGATGATACTTTATCTTACTTTAGCAAACTTGCAGACGAAGACTAGTATCTCTCTCTAAAAACATCTAACTTTGAAGGGGCTCTCGAAAGGGAGCCCTTTTTTATTGGTGCTTATAAAATAGGTATAAATAGTAGTATGGCAAATATATTTGAACCGTTAAAAGATTTACAAGGTAACCAACTAAAATCAGCCAGTTGGTACAGAAATGCAGCCTCATTGGTTGCAGATAGAGTTTCATCAGGTAAACTTATGCGAGATGGTAAGTTAGTTGGTAGACCTAGTGCAGGCAGAATGTCTATGTTTTATTATGACCCTAAGACTAAGGCAAAGTTACCATTCTATGATGTCTTTCCATTAGTATTGCCAGTTGATGTATTTAAAGGTGGTTTTGTTGGTCTAAACTTTCACTATCTACCATATGCATTGAGATTTAAATTGTTACAAGATTTACAACAATACACAAGTAATGGTAAATTTGATAGAAGTACAAAACTACAAGTTGGTTATTCTAACTTGAAAGGTAATAGTCTGATTAGACCTGCTATTAAGAAATACTTATGGCGACAAGTACAGAGTAATTTTTTAAGAGTAGATGTTGATGAGATGGCCATAGCATGTTATTTACCTGTTGCACAGTTTCAAGGCGCTAGTCTTGGAAAAGTATTTGCAGACAGCAGGAGAAAAATTTAATGGACAGAGATAGAACAAAACAATTAACTGAACACGCAAAAGAAGTGAACAGAAAAAAACAAGAATTAAATCTAACAAGAAATCTACGACAAGAAGTAGAAGTTGGTGCTAATGGTACACAGAAATATGTTATCAAGCACGGCGTTAATAAGGGCAAGGTACTATAATGGCAATTTTAAGAGGTGGTCGTAGAATAGGTAACTTTGATATCAGACTTGGTATACCAAGAGATACATCTTTGAATGATGTTGCCGGCGATGCACAAAAAAGATTAG